GCTCGTACAGTATTTACTGTTGCAACTGGTGGCGCATCAATGGGTAACGTAGCTAACGCTACTAACTTGATCGTTGTTACTAGCGCTCAAGGCTCTGCTGGTGCAAACGCTGGTGCAGTTACTGGTGACATCATTTACTACGTAGCAGACAATGGTCAGCAAAACGTTTAATTAATCTAGGGGGATTCGTCCCCCACTTAAATCTTTAGGAGATTAATTATGATGCAAACTGACGTTAAATCGGCCCACGTATCGGTAACTGGATTTTTACTTCCAGCTACTCGTACTCGTGTAAAACAAATTACATACTCTGGTAATGCTGGACAAGCTGGCGCATTAATACTTTTTGATACAACAGTAACACCCACTACAGCTAGTTATTCCAAAACCGCTAATGTTGTAACAGTTAGTTCTACAGCGCATGGTCTTTCTAATGGCGCTATAGTAGGCATTGGGTATGCAAGTGCTACAGGAAATTCAGCAACAGACGGAAATTATGCTATTTCAAATGCTTTAGCTAACACTTTTAATATTACAGACATAAATACTACTAGTAACGTAAGTGGTGGTACGGCCTGTTACTATGTAAATAATGGAGGTAAATGGGTTACTTCTTTTGATACTTTAACTGGCGCTACTTCAGCACAACAGATCACTGTTCCAGGCGAAGGTGTTTTAGTTACTAATGGCCTGTATGCTCAAATGACATCCATTAGCTTTATAACTGTTTTTTATGGCTAAGAAAAAAGGCCCCTCTCTAGCTGTTGGTAGAGGCGAAAAGCTACCAGTGTCGAAAGGCGCTGGTCTTACTGCCAAAGGTCGTGCAAAGTACAACGCAGCTACAGGCTCCAATCTAAAGGCTCCACAGCCTGAAGGCGGAGCTAGAAAGCGTTCTTTTTGTGCTCGTATGTCTGGTATGCCAGGTCCGATGAAAGATGAAAACGGCAAGCCTACTAGAAAGGCAGCCTCTTTAAAGAGGTGGAAATGTTGAACATGATGGAACTTTGGACCGCTGGATTAACCATATTTATGGCATTAATTGGATATATCATGCACGAAAAATTTAATGATTTGAAACGCATTGATATTCTTTTAAACAAAACAAGAGAAGAGGTGGCTCGTGATAACGTTACTAAAGCAGAAGTTGATAGAATTATGGAACACATTGATGCTCGCTTTAACAAGCTTGAAAGTAAAATTGACCAACTTATTCAAAAATAATGCCAAGTAAATCTAAAAAACAACATAACTTTATGGCTGCTATTGCACACTCACCAGAGTTTGCAAAGAAGGCGGGTGTTCCTATGTCTGTTGGAAAAGATTTTGTTGAGGCTGATAAAGGTAAGAAGTTTCGTAAAGGTGGCGCTCAAGCTGGAATAGCCAAACAAAAAACCCATCATGGCGCTGGTCAACTGCCTAATGCCATGTTAAACAAATACATTGGACACAGAGAAGGTGGAATTATGAAACCAGTAGACGCAAAGAAAAACCCAGGAATGGCAAAATTGCCAACAGCGGTTCGTAATAAAATGGGCTATATGAAAGAAGGCGGTATGGCTCATTCAGATAAAGCTAAAGATATGCCAATGATGAAAAAAGTGGCTAAACAAGCGGTTAAAGCGCACGAAAAATCAATGCACAAAATGGCTGGTGGCGGTGTAACTCGCGCTGATGGATGCGTTTCTAAAGGTCACACCAAGGGTAAAATGATTAAAATGAATCAAGGAGGAATGTGCTAATGAAAAAGAAAGCCAAACGATTTAATGACGGTGGATACACTGGTGATGATCCAATTGTTAAATACCGCATGGGGATGATCGATGCTCAAGGCAATGATCTTACTAAACCTGCATCGCGTGATTTTGATACTACGGAATCAGAAACTCCATCTATGGATTTGCCTGCTGCAAAAGCAGTTGAAAAGACTGTAGTTAAAACTAAAGTTTCTCCAGCAAGATCTAGAGAATTTAAATCTTTAACAGATAAAGATGAAGAAGGTAATAAGTTACCTACAGATGTTAAGAAGCCATACATTGCAATTCCTAAAAATACCTCAATAGGGATGCGCCAGTATCGTTCTGATGCTGTTAGTCCAATGGAAAGATTGTTTAAGAGCTTGACAGAAACCAAATCACAACGCTCTAAGGCCGCGGGATTAAAGTCTGGAGGCTCAGTTAAATCTTCTGCCTCTAAGCGTGGTGATGGTATTGCTCAACGCGGCAAAACCCGTGGAAAGATGTGCTAAATGACTGATCCAGTAAATCCTATTGATCCTATGTCCCCTACAGGGGATGGTAAATCTACTGCAGAACGCATGAAACGTGGTATGCCTAATGCGGATCCAGAGGTTCAAAAGAATTTTGCTGAACGCCTACAAAAGTATATAGACCAAGGTAAAGCTGAACGCGATGCTCGTAACGAATATAAAAAAGTAGAGGCTCACACCAGAGCTGGTGGAGGTGGCGGCGGTGGCATGGGTGGTAATAAATTAAGTAACCGCGATTTAACAAGAGCGTATAAATCAGGTGGTAAAGTAAAATCTGCATCTGCTCGTGCTGACGGCTGTGCAATTCGTGGAAAGACAAGGGCTTAAAAATGGAACAATACGACATCCAATCTTTTGCGGATAAAAGGTCCCCTGAAAGCAAAGCTGCAGCAGAGCAGCGTATGAAAGAGTACAAAGAAGGCAAGGCTAAAAGCATGGAGCAATTTAACGCTAATATGCAAAAAATAGGCCAAGAACATAACGAAAAGATGAAAGAAATACTTGATAAGCCTAAAAGCGGCGGCGGTGGCGGTGGTTCAGGAATTCCTAAAGTAGGGCCTAAAAAACCTACAGATATGAAAAAAGGCGGTAAAGTATCTGCTTCAAGTCGTGCTGATGGCTGTGCTCAACGTGGTAAAACGAAAGGACGGATGGTATGAGAGCATCTCGTGGCATGGGGGAAATAGCCCCAAGCAAAATGCCTAAAGGCAAAACTATTCATCGTAAAGACAAACCACAAGATGTGGAAATGTTTGCAAAAGGTGGCAAAGTTGGTTTGTACGAAAATATTCATAAAAAGCAGGCTCGTATTAAGGCTGGCTCTGGTGAAAAGATGCGTAAGCCTGGGTCTGCAGGCGCGCCTACTAAAGCGGACTTTATTAAATCTGCTAAAACGGCTAAGAAAAAATGAATGATTTTATCCAACTACAGGTAGAAGCATCTGAACGTTTATATCAAATGATGCTTGCAGATCATAAAGAGCGTGTAAAAGATATGAAAGTTTGGGCAGATACCAGTGTTAGTTTGATGAAAAAGCTAGAAGAGCGTGACGAAGAAATTGCAAAATTAAGAGCAGAAATTAATACATTGAGAGCCGTTTCAAAAATATGAGCACAACAGGAACCACATCGTTTAACTTAGACGTAAACGACCTTATTGAAGAGGCGTTTGAACGCTGTGGTAGAGAGCTGCGTACTGGATATGATTTCCGTACCGCTAGACGCTCTTTAAACCTGTTAACCATTGAATGGGCTAATAGAGGTATTAACCTGTGGACTGTTGAGCAGGGCGTAATTCCTATGGTTACAGGGCAGGCTATGTACCCATACCCAGCCGATACCATTGATATGATGGATATGGTTATCCGTCAAAACAACGGTACATCTAACCAGATGGACATTAACATTAGCCGTATTGCAGAGCCTACTTACATGAGCTTGCCTAATAAACTGGCACAAGGCCGTCCAATACAGGTATATATCAACCGTCAGTCTGGGCAATCAAACCCAACAAACGTTGTTGTAGCCGCTAACGTATCTTCTACAGCTACCACAATTAATTTATCAAACACATCTGGTTTAACTTCTTCTGGTTTTATCAGTATTGGCGCTGAGACTATTAGCTATCCAAATATCAACGGAAACCAGCTTATTAACTGCGCCCGTGGTCAAAATGGAACTACTGCAATAGACCATACTACTGGTGCTGCCGTTACAGTTCAAAATTTGCCATGTATTAACGTATGGCCTACACCTAACTCACCTGGCAGCCAGTACACTTTTGTGTATTACAGACTGCGTAGGATTCAAGATACAGGGTCTGGTGTTTATGTTCAGGACATCCCCTTTCGATTCATTCCTTGCATGGTTGCAGGATTAGCATATCAACTTAGCACTAAACTCCCAGATGTCATGCCAGACAGAA